GCTAAGGCGACTGGCTGGCTTTCAGCTACAGCTTCAACTCCTACTCCTAGCTTCTCAACTACCCTGCCTACCCCTACCTGGTATGGAACAGTCTCTGTAGGTGGCTCGACAATCTCTAACTCCATTACTGGAAGTATTGATATGAAGCGTCCAGTAACACCGATCTTTGGTATTGCTAACACTCAAAACCCTTATCAAGTATTCGTAGGAGCTCTTGAAGTAACAGGTAAGGTCACTTTTGTAATGGAAGCTGACACTGAACTTACTCGTTACCTAACCAATACTCAACCAGCTATTGTATTTAACTGGTCTCAAGGTACAGGCGCTTCACTTACACAAATCCAGGCAACTCTTACTAAGGGTGCTTATGTAGCAGCTGCAGTAGAGCGCTCAAAGGATTATGTAGAAGTCACCGTCGATATCAACGCTCAAGGTAACTTGACAGACTCTGGAACAGTCGGATACTCACCGATTAAGTGGGTTATCAAAAACGCTGTTACAACTGCTTACCTATAAGCCCTAAGCTCAAGTAGGGGAGGTTTTCCGCTGAGTGCCTTCCAGCGTGTTTTCTCCCCTACTTGCTCGTTTTAATCTAAGATAGAAGGCACACCTATTAGGAGGCAAAAATGGCAAGCAGCAAAATCACACTCCCTTCTGGAGCTACCGTCACTCTTAAAGATCCAAGCACTTTAAGAGTCAAGGATCGTAACCGCGTAATTAAAGCTGGCGACGGTCTAACTGGCGACGTATCTAAGGGCATAGCTTTTAATGAAGCTCTAATGGCAACAATTATTGAGGACTGGTCTTTTGATTTAATCATTCCATCAATTAAGCCAGAGTCACTAGAAGAGCTAGAAATAGCCGATTATGACGCTTTAACAAAAGCCTCAGAAGATATTAGCTCTATTCTTTTTCCTACCTTAGTTAAAACCGAAAAGAGTGACGCAGACCCAAAAGTCCCTACCGAAAGCTCCAAAGACTAAAAACCGCGCTCCAGGGCTTTGAGCGAAACCCAAATCTGGATTATCCAGATGAGGAATGGAAGTATTTTAAGTTTGCTGAAAGATTTGGCTGGACGCCAGATCAGGTAGACGATTTACCAGCTGGCAAGGCCGACTGGTTATTAGCTATCGCTGATACTCTTGACGAAGTGCAAAAAGAGAAAGCAGAGAAAGCAAATAGATGAGCGATAACTTTTCAGAGTTTCAGGCTGGTATGCAGCGCTGGCTCGGTCGCTTTGATCAAGCAGCTGGTGGCGCTATGTCTCTTATAGCTCGCCAGGTTTACATTAACGCAAAAAAAAATGCTGACTCAGCTTCTAACCCACCTACACGCGTAACAGGTCGTCACGGTAATCAGTATTATCGATATCACCCACACATAGGGCCTCGTAGTGGCGAAGGCCCAAACAGAGGTACTGGAAATCTTTTAACGTCTATGACGTTTTCTTCTAGCCGTAGAGGATTTGGTAGCTATGAAGCTGTTGTCGGAGCTGGCGCTGTATACGCCAGACAGCTAGAGCTAGGCGGTGGCAAATGGAAGAGTGGGGTAAAATATCCTTATATGGAGCCTGCTTTGACAGGACTTGTTAGCTCAGGTCAGGTTAATCAAATTTTGGCATATTCTTTTAGGCCTTTAGGGGGATAGCAAATGGCAGGTGAGATCCCTACATTAACGCTGACCGTCAATCTTGAAACCTCTGGTGTCCAAGCTGGCGTAGTTAAGGCTACAGCTGACGTTAAAAAAGTTTCAGCTGAGGCTGACAAAGCTGCTTCTCGTTTTGCCAATCTTAAGACCGTTATGCTCGGTACCTTTGCAGGAAATGAAATGTCAAAGGGCCTTCACGAGCTAGAAGGTTTCTTAAAAGAGTCTGTCCAGGTAGCAGAAGAAGCTCAAACCTCTATTACTGAGCTAGCTACGGCTATGAATAACGCCAAAGTAAATACTGACGGCAATCGCCAGACGGTAGACAAAATTACCGAGTCAATGATGAATTTGGGTTTTACAGGTAACTCGACTCGTGAAGCTTTAACTAAGCTTGTCACGGCTACTGGCTCTGTAAGCCAGGCGCAAAAAATGATGGGTGTAGCTGCAGATTACGCTCGCCTTAAGCATATGAGCCTTAATGAAGCTGCCACCGTACTTAGCCGAGGTACCGTAGGCGCAGTAAGAGCGTTTAGAGAATATGGCATTACCCTGGATTCAACGCTTCCTAAAAACCAAGCAATCGCCAAAGCTTTTGAACAATTAAACGCAAAAATTGGTGGGCAAGCTGCAGCTTACGCTGAAACTTATGCTGGCAAGCTGGCAATTTTAAGCGTTAAAACTAACGACCTTAAAGAAAAGGTTGGCACACTTCTTTTGCCTGTACTTACAAAACTTAGCTCCTGGTTTATTGGCAGCTTGGAATGGATCACTAAACACCACGCTGTAATGGAAGCTTTGGCTGCTCTCATAGGCGGTATTGTCACGGTAGTAGTAGTAAATCTAACAAGACAACTTTATGCTCAAGCTGCTGCCTGGATAGCTGCAAATGCAGGAATTTTATTGATCGTAACTGGTATTACAGCTGTAGCTGCAGCTTTTGTTTGGGCTTGGAACAAATTTGACGGATTTAGACACGGTGTCGTAACAGGCGTAGAAGCAATTTTAGACACAATTTCCTTTTTGCTTAAAGCTATTGGTTTTATTGCTGAGGCTTTCCTGAATGTAGCTTTAGGGCCTTTGCACCTATTCCTTAAAGTTTTGGGCTTGTTTTCTCCAACAGCAAAAATGTTTTCTGACGAAGTTGGCAAAATGCCAAAAACCGTTGGTGATTTCTTTGACAGCGCAGCTAATAAAGTCACAAGCTTTAAGAAAACCGTAGAAAGCGTTAAAGACACAAAAATCAAGATAGATCTTCCTGACTTTTCAAAAATGCTGGCTACGGCTGGTGGTCAAGCTGGTGCCGATCCAGGGATCTTAGGCCAGACTCCTGCAAAAGTTGATAAAGCTGCTGCAGCGTTAGCTAAAAAGCTTAAGACGGCTCAAGATCAAATGCTCAAGCTTCAAGACGAACAAGCTACGATTCTTAAAAATCGCCAGGACCAAATGGACGTAGCTAAATCTGACTACGACACAAAGGTATTAGACGCTACAACTAGGTTTAACCAGGCTAGAGAAGATATTGCAATCCGCTACCAGGATTCAGTAGATACAGCTACAACTACCTTTAATGACGCTAACGAAAACGCTCTTCAAGCTCATCAAGATAACTTAATTCAAATTCAACAAGCTTCTGTAGACAAACAAAAAGGAATTATTCAGCAATCTATCGACGTTATGACCTCTGGCTTTGCCAATGTCACAAAGTTTGATCTTTCAAAACTTTTTTCTCAGACTGGTACTACTTCTGGCCTTATTGCAGGTATGCAATACCAGCTCAAGCAGATCCTCCAGCTACAAAAAGACGCTGGAGCTTTAGCAGCTCAAGGTTACTCACAAGAATTTATTAACCAGGTAATCGCGCAAGGCCCAATGGTCGGTGACCAAATGGCTCAAACAATTTTGAACGCTACGCCTGAAACGGCTAATCAGATTAAGTCTTTGTATACCCAAATTGATACCGTCTCTAACGCTGGCTTAGACACACTAGCTACAACAATGAACGACGGCACTCAATTTGCCACCTCAGCTATGGCTAAGCAATACGCTCAAGTAGCTGTCGATCTACAAAAGTCTTTAGCTGACGAAAACATTAAGTACCAAGATTCCTTAGACAAAGCTCAAGCAAGCTTTAACAAAGCTATAAGCACAGCCAATAATTCACGCGATCTAGCTCTTAAAACGTCTCAAGACAGTCTTACAAATTCTTTGACTACAGCTCAACAGGCTTACGATAAGTCAATCCAGGCTATTTCAGATAGCACTATGAAGCAGCTTGACGCCTTACAGACCAAAATCACAGAAACAGCTGCCAAAATAGCTAGCTTAGGCGGTACCAGTATTGGTGGCGGTGGCGCTGCTGGAGTAGCTGGAAGTAGTGCTTCTGTTACTCCCACTATGATTACAGCTGGAACTGGTTATATTTCCTCTACTGGAGTGAGCTCAACCAGCAGTAGCGCTGGTACTTCTGCCCAGTATTACTCAGGTGCTTCTGGCGGTTTATACGGTTCGACCCCTACCGTCACAATTAACGCTCCAATCACGGTAGACGGATCGACTTCTGCTATTGCTATTCAGAATAAAATCCTACAAATGACTAAATACGGAATACTATGAGCACAGTAACCTCCCTTAATCCCTATTCCTTTGCCTTTAACGGCTTTATCTTTGGTGGGGCCAGCTCTCCATACCAGATTCTTTCAGTAGACGGCTTAGAGGCCCTTCCANCCCTTCGTGTCCAGGACTCAGATCGTGGATACCAGGACGGAATGTTCTCGGGACGCGATTTTCTAGCTGGGCGTACTATCACCATTACGNTTCAAATTATGTCTGGCAACAGTCAAACAGCCCAGGCTAATTACAATTTGCTCCAAGACGCGCTACAACCTCAACAATCTGGCACTACCCCTCTTCAATTTCAGCTAGCTCCTGGAGATAACTTTAATTTTGTTAATTGCCGTATTCGCAGAGCTATGGCTACGGTTGATCCTGACTATACCTACGGCAAAATTAAAGCTCAATACGAATTCTTCTGCCCAGATCCTCGTTATTACGACTATGTAACTAATACAGCTTCAATGGCAGTTACCCAGCCTCTAGGTCGTACTTACAACCGTACCTATAACCTGACCTTTGGTGGTGGATCTCAAACCCAGACAGCTACCGTCCAAAATAACGGAAATACGACTACTTACCCAATTATTACTATTTATGGGCCAGTTACTAATCCTGTAGTTGGATCGCTAACAAGCAGCCAAGCTCTTTCGTTAAATTACACAATGGCCCAATCAGACATTTTTTCTATTGATTTATTAAACAAAACTATCCTGCTTAACGGCAACCCAGCTCGTAATCTCTTGCTAGGATCGTCTCAATGGTTTGCAGCTCCTCCTGGAACTAACCTCTTTTACTTTACTGGAGTGCCTGGCACTACGGTTATCGGTCAAACAAACGCCACTGTACAATGGAACAATGCTTACGCTTCATAAGGAGATCTCGTGACATTACGCACACCGCCTAGCTGGTTACAAAACGGCTCTCACCCAGCCGAAAACGATCGCCTTACTATGCAGGCGCTTTATTCAACCACAGGCATTATCGGCAGTACCTCTTTAGCTGTTACCCAGAGTGCAACTCCTGGTATGTCAGTGGTTATTGCTGCAGGTTGGGCAGCTATCGTCGGTACTACCCAAACCAATATGGGTGTTTACACTTCTTACAACGACGGCAATACAACAGCCACAATTACTACAGCTAATGCTACAAACCCTCGTATTGACCTTATATGCCTCACGGTAAATGACGCTTATTACACAGGATCAACAAACAATATAATCGTAAACGTAGTCGCTGGAACTCCAGCTAGCTCACCTACCGTCCCTTCAACTCCAGCTAACTCAATCGCGCTCGCGCAGGTAGCAGTCGGAGCAGGAGTTACTTCTATTGTTAATGCCAATATCACTGACGTTCGAGTAGCCGTTACTTCTAATTTAATTACAACTAGCAATATCGCAATTAACGCTCAAACTGGTACAAGCTATACGACGGTACTTACAGATAATTCAAAGCTAATTACTCTAGCTAACGCGTCAGCTATTGCTGTAACTATTCCACCTTATAGCTCGGTCGCTTATCCAATCGGATCGCAAATTACTATGGCTCAATATGCTGCAGGACAAGTCACAATTTCTGGAGGTTCTGGCGTCACGGTGGTATCAACTGGTGGCACAGCTTCTACTCCTAAGCTAAGAGCTCAATACTCCACAGCTACAGCTATTCAAACGTCCACAAATACTTGGCTGGTGGTAGGAGATATAGCGTGAGCCGTTTAGCTACTACACCTGTTAATCACCCAGCGCTAGCTAGTGCTCCTACGGTGCCTACTCTTAGAGCTGGTGACGTTTATTACGACACTACAGCTGGATCTCTTTATGTTTACTCTGGATCTGCTTGGAGTGCAGTCGGAGCTAGCTCTACAATTACAGCTTTAGACGCTGGGGCTGCTGATAGTATTGCTCCATACGCAGGAGGCAGAGCTTCAACCACCTCTACACAGACAATTAACGGAGGCACCGCCTAATGGCAGTCGTAACCCAAATCCAGCTTAGGCGAGATACAGCTGCTAACTGGACGTCTACTAACCCTACTTTGGCCTCTGGCGAAATGGGCTTTGAAACCGACACTGGCTTATTTAAGATCGGCAACGGATCAACAGCTTGGACTTCTCTTGCCTACGGAGTGTCAGTAACCACTACTAACACAGCTACTCTTACAAATAAAACTCTTACAGCTCCAATTATTACTTATTCTGTAAACGCTCAGACTGGTACAACTTATACTTTTGTAGCTTCTGACGCTGGAGCTATTGTTACAGCTTCTAATGCCTCAGCTTTGACTTATTCAATTCCTACTAACGCCTCAGTGCCGTTTGCCATAGGCTCCCAAATTTCCGTAATTTCAATTGGCGCAGGATTAACGACTCTTCAAGCCGTTACCTCTGGAACGACAACCGTTTTATCAACAGGAGCTACAGCTGCAAGCCCTAAGCTTCGCGCTCAGTATTCCTCAGCTACAGCAATTAAAATTTCTACCGATCTTTGGTATGTAGTGGGAGACTTAGCATAATGATTATTCCTGGAATTTTAGCCTCTCAAATATCAGGCCATCTTAATCTATCAGTTGAAATTCTTGTAATTGCAGGTGGTGGTGGTGGTGGACCAGGCGCTGGTGAAGGCGGTGGTGGTGGTGCAGGCGGTCTTGTTTATTATGGCAACGAAACACCAAAAACTCCAAATGGTTCTGCACAAACTTTTGCGACTTCAACCGCATATACAATTACAGTTGGTGCTGGCGGTTCAGGTTCTACTACTTACACCCCAAATAATGCTACAAATGGTTCAAACAGTTCTGTAACTGGTGGTTCCTTATCACTTACTGCTGCTGTTGGTGGTGGTTTTGGTGGTGGTTACCCAGGCTACAATGGTTCACCATATGGTAATGGCGGTAATGGTGGTTCTGGTGGTGGTTCAGGTGGGAACAATGGTGGTGCAAATTATGGAAACACCGCAGGAACAGGAACCTCGAATCAAGGTAATAGCGGTGGAACTGGTGGTTATGGCTCTCCAAATCGCGGTGGTGGTGGTGGTGGAGCTAATGCAGCTGGTATTAATGGTCAAGCAGGAAGTAATCCTGGAAATGGTGGAGTTGGTTTAGCTTACACAATTTCAGGATCATCTACTTATTACGCAGGTGGTGGTGGTGGCACTGCTAACGGCACACCAAAAGGAACTGGTGGATTGGGCGGTGGCGGTGACGCAGGTGTTGCTGGTGGAACAGTTAACACTGGTGGTGGCGGTGGCGGTGGTTCTAGTTCAAGTCCTCAATTTAATGGCGGTTCTGGAATTGTTATTGCTCGTTATTCAGGCACTACACAAAAAGCCTACGGTGGAACTGTAACTACCTCGGGTGGAAATACAATTCATACATTTACTTCATCAGGAACTTTCTACACAGGTTCTGCAAAAGCAACTGGTGGAACAATTACATTTGATGGAACTTATTTTTATCACACATTTACTGGGTCAGGTACATTTACACCAAACCAATCTTTATCTGTTGACTATTTAGTTGTTGCAGGTGGCGGTGGTGGCGGTGGAAGTATGGCTGGCGGAGGTGGTGGCGGTGGTTACAAAACTGCA